GAGGAGTTTGGGCTCAAGGGTCGCAGCTACATCACTCGACGTACTCTCGACCTCCTTCCTGGAGCGAAGAGGCTCAAGTATGAAGAGTTTATGGCTGAAGGCACGCTTATCATCTTCGAGGGCACCGTCCTTGACATGATGGACGTGTACGACGACCTGTTCGCGCACATCGAGTCCCATCAGTACGAGATCCGTACTCTGGGCTTCGACCCTTACAACTCCAAGGCCTTCATGGACCGTTATGAGCGGGAGTGGGGCCCATACGGCATTGAGAAGGTCATCCAGGGTGCGAGGACCGAATCGGTCCCGCTGGGAGAGATGAAGAAGCAGGCTAACCAACGCCTCATTCGTTTCGACGAGCGGATCATCACTTACACCATGGGTAACGCCGTTACCTGGGAGGATTCAAACGGTAATCGTAAGCTGCACAAGCGGCGGAACGATGAGAAGATCGACAATGTGTCCGCCTGGCTAGATGCCTATGTGGCGATGAAGGCACACCCCGACCAGTTCGACTAGGAGGTGAGAGATGGGACGGATTCGGAGGCAACTCACACGAGAGCTCAAGCACGGGTGGAACGCCTTCCGTGACGCTCCTCAGGACAGCAGTTACGGAGGTGGTTACACCCAGAGCCCTCGGAGCAATCGCAGTCCGGCTCGTTATTTCAGCGATCGGTCGTTCATCGGGTCGATCTACAACCGCTTGGCGGTAGACTTCGCGTTGATCGAGTTCTACCACGCAAAGCTGGATGAAAACGACGTCGCTTCGGACATTGTCCGCGACGGTCTCAACCGGTGCTTCACGCTGGATGCCAACGTTGACCAGAACGCGTTCGCGCTGAAGGTCGACTTCGCCATGACGCTCTTCGAGCAGGGTACCGCTTGCGTGGTGCCGATCGACTGCGACATGGACCCGTTGGCGTCATCCAGCTACGACATCCGAGACCTGCGAGTGGGCACGGTGGCCGCATGGCACCCGCGCAAGATCACGATGATGGTGTACGACGACCGAGAGGTCAACGACGCCGGCGAACCCGTCAACGGCGGGATCAGCAAGCAGCTCACGTTGCCCAAGGACATGGTCATGGTGGTGGAGAACCCGTTCTACACCGTCATGAACGAGCCCAACGGCTTGCTGCAGCGGCTCATCACGAAGTTGGGTCTTCTGGACACGGTGGACGAGGCGGCTGCTTCTGGCAAGCTCGACCTGATCCTCCAACTGCCCTACACCGTTCGCGGCGAGAGCAGACAGGCCCAGGCGGCCAAGCGACGTGACGATCTGCGAGCACAGCTCAAGGACGACGAGCTCGGCATCGGCTACATCGACATCTCCGAGAAGGTCATTCAGCTGAACCGTTCGATCGAGAACAAGCTGCTGGACCAGATCGAGTACCTCGGCAACGCGGTCATGTCCGAACTGGGTCTCACTCGTGAGATCATGAACGGCACGGCCCCTCGCGACACGATCAACAACTACTACGACCGCACCATCGAGCCCGTCGCTCAGACGTTCGCGCTCGAGGCCAAGCGGAAGTTCCTCACGAAGACTGCTGTCACGCAAGGACATTCCATCGAGTACTACCGCGACCCGCTGAAGATGATCCCCATCTCCGAGCTGGCCGAGGTGGCGGACAAGCTGATTCGGAACGCCGTGCTCACGGCCAACGAGTTCCGTCCGAAGATCGGTTACCGGCCCTCCAAGGAGCCGGGCGCCGACAAGCTGGTGAACCCCAACATGCCACTGGCCGATCAGGCCCATCCCGGTACCGACGCCGCGGCTCCTGTAGATCCAACAGCAGGAGACGCTTCCGGGGGAGATGGTCTGGACCAGGTGAACAGCATGCTGGACGGCTTGCTCTCAGAGTTGGACCCGCAGAATGCCTCGGGCTAACTACGACCCACAGAAAGCTCATGACTACTATGAGCGGACTAAGCAACTCAAGGGTCGTCACAAAGGCTCAGGCGCGCCCGCGCACGCGAGACAGTCACATGCTCAAGTGGCCTCGGCCCAGCAGAAAGTGGCTCAGATCGAAGCGAAGCTCAATCACCTGCGGGAACTCCTGCGTGCGAAGGTCGCGGATGAGAAGAAGTCCAGTACCGCCTCAGACAAGCCGACACAGGCTGACCGCACCAAGGCGGCGAAGGACTCGAAGCACTACCGCGACACTCACAGGCAACAGATCAAGAACCTCCAGAAGGGCAAGAAGTCCGGAGGGGGCACCTCAACCAGCTCACCCAAGACCGCTGCAGACATGAGCGCGTCTGAGCTGAGGTCCGCCATCAGCAAGACGGTGGTTCAACTGAAGCAGGCCATCAACAATGCTCAACGGCTGAGAGGAGGGTAGGTATGCGAGACTACCTGGCGTTTCTCAAGAAGGATCCTGAGGACGCCGAGCATCATGGAGTCAAGGGAATGAAGTGGGGCATCCGACGCCCCGACTCCGCGATCAAGGCAGACACAGCAAAGCGTCACGTCTCCGGTCAGCCGGTGACGCAGACGAAGAAGGCTGCCGCGGTCATCACCGATCACAACGGACAAGAAACTTCGTCCGCTCGGTACGCTCGTCTCCAGGCCGTGGCAAAGGCTGGTGGTGCGAGCTCCATGAACGAGCCGGATCTGAAGTTCTTCAACTCGCGGACCGAGGCCCTGGCCAAGGTCAACAAGATGAACGAGCGCAATCCGTCATGGCTGTCGACGACCTCCAAGAAGGTGCTTCAGCAGGCGGCACAGAACACGATGCAGTCCATCGCGGACGGTGTCGCCAAGAAGTACATCAGTGGTCCGATCCTGGAGTCGCTTCCGGCGCCTCCGGCAAAGAACTGACCGAAGGAGGTCAAAATGGAACCCGATTTCTCCGGGTACGTCACCAAGTACGGCATCCGCTGCACTGACGGACGCACCATCCAGCCGGGTGCCTTCAAGCACCAGGACACGCTCAAGGTCCCGTTGGTGTACCAGCACCAGCACAACGACGTGAGCCAGGTCCTCGGCTACACCATCCTCTCCGCCAAGGAGGACGGCATCTGGGGTGACTCCTACCTGAACAGCTCGGCCAAGGCGCAGGACGCCAGGGCCGCCGTTCAGCACGGAGACCTCGACAAGTACTCGATCTGGGCCAAGGACCTGGACGAGCGGATCATGAACAACGAGGCCCTCGTGCACGACGGTGTCATCCAGGAGACCTCTCTGGTCCTCGCGGGTGCCAACGCCGGCGCGTCGATCTACAACGTCCTGGCACACGGTGCCATCGAGGACGACGAGTTCATGATCGTCGGTGGCGACCTGGTCCACGCGGACTCCCCCAAGGAGGAGCCCCAGACCCCGACTCAGCCGGAGCCTCAGCAGCCGGCCGAGCCGAACGCAGCGCCGGACACTCCGGCAGACAACCCGGCCGAGGGAGACAAGACCCAGGCCGAAGTGCTCGCTACCCTCGACGAGGAGCAGCAGGCAGCAGTCAACGCGTACATCGACGACTTCATCAAGGAAGCCGTCGTTGAGGCCCTCACCGAGGAGCCGCAGCTCACTCACTCCGACTCCTCCAAGAAGGGATCCAACATGAGCCGCAACCAGTTCGACCAGGCCGAGAAGGGCCAGAGCACCGGCCTTCCCCAGCTGAAGCACGACGACGTCGCCGCCGTCCTCACCAAGGCCAAGGGCGACTCCGCCAACGGCGGTACCAACGGTGTCTCCCTGCGTGAGCTCGTTCGCTCGCAGGGTGGCAAGGAGCTCATGCACGCCGACGACTACGGCCTGCAGAACATCGAGATCCTGTTCCCGGACGCCCAGGCCCTGATGAACCGGCCGACCTTCGTCGACCGCCGTCAGGAGTGGGTGAAGACGTTCCTCGCCGGCACCAGCCACAGCCCGTTCTCGCGGGTCAAGACGCTGTACGCCGACATCACCGCCGACGAGGCGCGTGCGCGGGGCTACATCAAGGCCGGCCAGAAGGTCGAGGAGGTGTTCCCGGTCTTCAAGCGGACCACGGGACCCGCCTTCATCTACAAGAAGCAGAAGCTGGACCGCCAGGACATCATCGACATCGTCGACTTCGACGTCGTCGCCTGGATGAAGGTCGAGATGCGCGGCAAGCTCGACGAGGAGATCGCGCGTGCGGGCCTCTTCGGCGACGGCCGTCCCGTCATGGTCGGCGGGGAGCTCAACCCCGACAAGATCCCGGAGCCCACCGGTACCTCGGGTGACGGCATCCGCTCGATCTTCAACGACGACGACCTGTACGCCACGCGTTACAGCGTCGCCATGCCGGCGGACCCGGCCGGTGCCGACTGGAACATCCTGCTCGACACCGTGACCGAGAGCCAGGAGTTCTACCTGGGCTCGGGCAACAAGACGGCCTTCGTGTCGTACCGGGTGGCCACGCGGCTGCTGACGATCCGCGACGACTTCGGTCACCGCATCTACCGGAACCTCTCCGAGGTCGCCGGCGACATGGACGTCAACCAGATCGTGCGCGTCCCCACGGAGCTCATGCCCGACGGGTGCCTGGCCATCGTGCTGGACCTGTCGGACTACAACTTCGGCACCAACCGGGGTGGAGAGGTCACGCTGTTCGACGACTTCGACATCGACTTCAACCAGTACAAGTACCTGATCGAGACCTACCTGAGCGGGGCGCTCATCCTGCCCTACTCGGCGCAGATCTACATGCAGGTCGACGCTGACACCGAGACCCTGGTCGAGGACCTGACCGCGCCTGCCGTGGCGGCCAACGTCGTGACCATCCCGACCCAGACGGGTGTCGTCTACACCGACGCCTCCGACGGGTCGACGCTGGTGGGTGGTTCCACCATCACGCTGAACGACACGACCAACAAGCAGACGGTCGTCGAGGCCAAGCCGGCCGCGGGGTACTACTTCCCGTCCGACAGCGACATGAAGGACAACTGGACCTTCCGCTACAAGGCCTGATCCGGGCCCGCCGTGCGGTACTCCGGAGCGCTCGGCCTTGTCGAGCAAACCGAAGTCCGTCCCGGCATCTGGGAAGAGACAGTCACCGAGGTACCTGTACTCGGCACCGTAAGGCAGGCGACGGAGGTGCTCCCGAACGTGGATTCCGTGCTACCACAGCACACCACAACGACGAGCATCTCCGTCCCTGCTCGGGGAGTCGGGCCGTTGGACAACTCCAACATCCGATACATCACGTACAAGGGTCATCGTTGGCAGATCTCATCGATCGTCGACGAGCCGCCCCGAATCGTGATCTACATTGGGGAGAAGTACAATGGCCCGACCCCTGAGTGAGCTGCAGGAACTTCTGAAGGGTCTGGACGGCGTCAAGGACGCATATATCCAGGCTCCGACGGATGGACTGCAGTATCCCTGCATCATGATCGAGCGAGGATCGCTTTCGAGCGTCTCCGCTGCCGACAACATCAAGTACCTCTTGAAAAAGGCGTACACCATCACTGTGATGGACCGTTCGCCTGACAGTCCGATCCCCGACCTCGTGGAGGGGCTTCCGCTGAGTCGTTATGACCGGTTCTTCCGGACAGACGGCTTGAATCACTTCGTCTTCCAGATGTTCTTCTGACAGAAAGGGTCAATCATGGCCGAGCTCGTCTGGGATGCCCTCGATCAGCGCTTCTTCGAGCGTGGTGTCGATCACGGCGTCCTCTACACCCCGACTGCGGGTGTGTACAGCTCCGGTGTCGCTTGGAACGGTCTCACCGCCGTCACCGAGTCGCCCGCCGGCGCCGAGTCCAACAAGCAGTACGCGGACAACATCGTGTACGTCAACCTGCTCTCCGCCGAGGAGTTCAACGCCACCATCGAGGCCTTCACCTTCCCCGAGGAGTTCCTCCTTCACGACGGTGTGGTCAAGACGGCCAACGGCGCCCTCATCGGCATGCAGAGCCGCCCCACCTTCGGCTTCAGCTGGAGGAACCTCAAGGGCAACGCGGTGGACGAGGACCTGGGCTACGTGCTCAACCTCGCCTACGGCCTGCAGGCCTCTCCGTCGGAGAAGGCCAACAACACCGTCAACGACAGCCCGGAGCTGAAGGCGTTCTCGTGGACCGTCTCCTCGACTCCGGTCGCGGTGACCGGCTTCAAGCCGACCGCCATCGTCAAGGTGGACAGCACGGACCCCGACGTGGACCCCGCCGGTCTGGCTGCCCTCGAGGCGGCTCTGTACGGCTCCGGTGCCACGCCGGCTCGTCTGCCTCTCCCCGACGAGGTCGACACGCTGCTCAGCGGCGTCTGATCACTAGCACCGGGGCTGGGACCTCTACTCCTCCAGCCCCGGTGCTAGTTCCACTTAAGGAGAATCGATGATCGAACTCGAAGTGGAGAGTGAAGGAAAGCTCGTCACCTTGCAGTTCGAGCATTCTCTTCGTTCTCTGTCAAAATGGGAGTCAGAACATAAGAAGGCCTTCTTGGCTTCGACGCAGAAGACTCCTTCAGAGATGGTTGAGTACTACCAGTGCATGCTTTTGTCGGGTGATACCGATCTTGTCTACGGACTTTCGCCCAAGCAATTGGATCAGCTGACCGAGTACATCAACGACACTCGGTCTGCCTCGTCCGTCCCTCAGGAACAGACGCAAAGTCAGTACAACCCTGAGGTGACGACCAGTGAGTTGGTCTACTTCTGGATGACGGCCCTCAAGATCAACTGGGAAGCACAGGACTGGCACTTCAGCCGTCTCATGATGCTCATTCAGATCACCAGCTACAAGCAGCAGCCGCCCAAGAAGCGGAACCCTGCCCAAGTCATGACCGACTGGCGCCAAGAGAACGAGCGCCGTAAGAAGCTGTTCAACACATCCGGTTAGGAGGCCTGATGATCATCTGGGATGACCCCGACAAGAGGTACTACCAGCACGGCCTCGACCATGGCGTGTTGTACACTCGAACGATCGATCCCGTTCCGTGGAACGGTCTGATCAGCGTCGACGAAGGTGGAGAAGGCTCCTCGGAGATGCTCTTCCGCGACGGCGT